CTAATTTGATGATCTTCTTAGTCTTTGGGCGAATATATCAACAGCTTCTGTTCTCATTTTTTTCGTTACATGGACGTATTTATCCATTGTAGTTGAAATTCTGGAATGGCCAAGTCTTTCTTGTACTATTTTAGGCTTTACACCATCCTCCAAAAGCATAGTGGCATGTGTGTGTCTAAGGGAATGAAAGTTGAAATCGAATCCTAATTCTTTTTTTACTTTTCCACTATGCCATTTGATTGAATTCGGTGTGACAGGTTCACCGTTTTCCTTAGTGCAAACAAATTGACTATCAAAATAGTATTTTCCATGACGGAGTTTATTCTCAGACTGGAGCTTGCGAACACTCTTTAATTCTTGGAGCAAAATATCATCTATTGCTATTGTTCGAAAACTAGATTGCGTTTTTGGTGTTCCTAACTGTATGCCATGTTTATCTTGAAGCATGATGCGATCCACAGTCAATGTTTGATCCTCAAATGAAATATCGGACCATTGGAGACCGCAAACCTCACCGCGGCGTAATCCAGTATGAAACCCGATCATTAATGGTAGATGAAAGGGGCTAGAAGGTGGATTGCTATCTAAAATAGCCTGATACTGCTCCATAGTGATTATTTTCATATCGTCACGTGTTTGCTTAGGCTTGTTTTCAAAAGATGGCATCTCAACGTAGATCATTGGATTGTTATTGATTGCTTGCCAAGGATAGACTGCTCTTTTGAATGCACCTTTTAAAACAGTAAAGATAATTTCAACTGAATGTTTAGATAGTGGGGTACTAAACCCATCAGGTAATTTATTTACCAACTCTTGCAATCTTGCTGGCCCAATAGAGCTGAGATAGTATTTGCCAATTTCTGGTTTTATGTATTTGTTAACCGCATTTTGATAATTTTTCTGAGTGTTGTATTTTAACTTCTTTTCAACATAGTTTTCCATCCAGTAGTCAAAGTAATCAGAAACACTCATTTCCTTAATATCAACTTTTCCTCCATCTTTATAAAGACTTAAGGCCTCTCTTAGTTTTTCTTGTGCCTCTGTTTTTGTATTCCAACCGCCTTTTTGTATACGTTGGCGTTTGCCCCCAACTTTTGCCATTTCGATTACGTAATGCCATTTACCGCCAATTTTCCGCACATGTCCATTCATGACAATCCCTCCTTAAAACCTGTTTTGTATATAAATACGCCAGAAACATACAAACGTATGTTCTTTTGTGTTGAAAAAGAAAAGCCCGAAGGCTAATCAAAAAGCGGGTATGAATGTTTTCAAGAACATTCCTGCGTCCTTTGAAACTTGAAACCCGATAACGATTTTTTGACCATTATCTTTATCAGTTAGGTAAAGCAATCCGCTTGAATGTTTTGAATTAGGAATGATGTCTAGATCAACCTTATTTAAAGTATAAATCTTGCCTTTTTCTTCAATGAATTGAACTTCTCCAGGATTCATTTGTATAAGCCTTTTCGAGCTTTGAGTCAGTTTAACCTTACCTCTACTATCAGATTGAATGCTTAGCATTACAGATTGCGTAGCTTTTTGCATTGCAGTAGGAGCGTTTTTATTTTTTTTACTAAAGAGTCCCATATTTTCCTCCTACAAGAATTTTTTCGTTACATTGATAATATCATCTGAATAGTTGTAAATATCTATAGGTGAGTCAATTTCAAATACTGTTTTTTCTTCATTGTTGAGTTCAATTTTACTAGTTGTACTTCCAATTCTCACACGTAATATCCATTTTCTAATGTTGTCATCTAGCAAAATGTTAAAGTAACTTTTGTTATCTCTATAAAACAGACGGTCTAGAGAAATCAAATCTTTTAGAACGATTTTAACTATAGTATATGATTCCAATTCTTCTGGTGTGGTAACAATTTCTCCACCATCTTTAATTATGATTTCTTCATCATTGTCTTCGATAATAACTTCATCTGGTGTTGTAGAAGTCTTTAACGCAGCATTAAGTTTGTCGTTAACTTTCTCTTGGATATATTGATTTAAACCTTTCTTGATAATAGGTTGAAATCTATCTACGGTTTGTTTTGTTTTCATTCCATCGTATATTTCACCTAATAAATATTTAACGAAGTCATCACTAGGGTTTTCCCATTCTTTATCAAGATAAGTCTTTAGATTGCTTAAGTATTTAAGTTCTGATGCACTACTTATAATTTTATCTATGTCGAAGTTATCTTTATGGAATTTAACTAATTCAGGTATTTGAGAATCTTTAATTTTCGTTATATCAATGGAAAGAAAAGGGGTTAGATCCATTTTATTTGGTTCGTCTAGATCAGTAAAAAATTTATATTCTTTTCCGTTTGTTAGAATTCCAAATTTTGATTCGGTTGTACCAAAATAGCGGAACAGCTGAGAATCATGTTTTGTTAATACTTCATTAATAGATTTTGCTTCGACAAGTATCATAGGTTTTCCATCTAATACTACTGCGTAATCAACTTTTTCACCTTTTTTTATACCTACATCAGCTGTAAACTCAGGTACAAACTCTGTAGGATTAAATATGTCATATCCTAAACTAGCAAAGAAAGGCATAATTAGAGATGTTTTTGTGGCTTCTTCAGTAGCAATATTATCTTTTAGCGTCGTAACTCTTTTACCCAAATTTTTCAAATCATCTTTGAACTTTTCTAATTCCAACGAAACCCCTCCTAAAAATTATTAAATGATTTTAAAACTGCTACGGTCCCATCCGGTTGGAATAGGAGAGTGTAGTTGTTTTCTGTTTTAATCCCTGTGAACCTACGAGCGTAATACTTAACAGCGTCTTTAAAAGTTTCTTCGCTGACTTCAAGATGAACCGCACAATCTAAAACGGTTCTGCAACCGTCTTCAAAACAGTTTATTATATCGTATGGTGTAACTAACAAAGTAGCGCCAATATCTCTGGCCCGGCGTTCTTGTTTACGTTTCTCATTCGTATCCTGTAATACAATATTCCCGTAAGAGGTGAGGTAATGACCTAGTTCCTCTGCCAAGGTGCTATTCATTTCATATCGTTCTTGGTTGGGATTGAGATAGATCACATCATTAATTAGTAACCCTTTCTGAGAATCAGGCATAGATGGTTCTATATTATAAGTAAGGTCAGGAAACATTGACATTAATTCTTCGGACAATTGCAATCGATCACCTACTTTTTATGGTCCCGATTTTTAACAAATTCAATGAAGTTTAAAATTTCATCCATTTGTTGATCGGTAACATTGTCATCTATATGAGCTGCTATGGTGTCCACTTTGGGTGAAATCTTAATGGCAGCTTTCTTATCTTCTATTCCAAGTAAGTAATCCACTGTAGTATCGAAGAGGGTCGCTATCTTTGTTAAAGCTTCAGAACTGGGTTCGGCCCTGCCAACTTCCCAACTACCTACTGTTTGCTGTGACACATTGAGCTTTTTTGCTAATTCAACTTGTGTCATTTTTTTAGATGCTCGTAACTCTTTAAGCCTATCTTTTAACATGGGATCCCTCCTTCATCAAAAATTATATACTACATATTGTGGTAGAGAAAGAAAAATTGAGGTTTTACAAAAAAATGTAGTAAAAGAGTTGACTTACTACTTTTTGTGGTATATTATTACTACATAAGGTAGTAATGGAGGTGATTACATGAAAAACAAGCTAGCTGAAATCAGAGCAAATAAGTCAATGTCACAAGATAAATTAGCCGAGTTACTTCAAGTTTCTCAAAAAACAGTCAGTTCTTGGGAAATCGGACGTACTTCACCAAAACCCTCTCAAATGCAGCACATTGAACATATTTTCAATGAACCTAAAGAGGAAATTTTTTTTACAGCATTCAACTACAAAAATGAGTTAAAAGAGGTAGAAGTATGAAAGACAAACCACAAATGATCAAAGCGAATGTCGACTCGGGATTTCTACCACGCTATGTAGAAATGATTATTCCTGCAATTAAACGCAAGTTTAGCATTTCAATTGGTATTGAAGGCGAACTGTTCATAAACCCTGGCGGTGTCGAAGAAATCATCATTCGTTTTTTAGCTACCGATGAAGTAGCACAGGACATTTATTCCTATATTGACGAAAAATGGCAGTTCGCCTCAACACCAGAACTTGTTGCTTAAGTACATTTTATGGCAGTTCAACTGCTACGAAAATAAATAACTAAATACAAAGGAGATGAAGATATGAGCGTAAATGCCATTGAACAGAACATTGCGGCTATCTATCGAAAGGAGGTAGACAAGCAAGCTATTAATCAACGGATGATGGCCCAGGATATAAATATTTCTCCACAATTACTGAGTCATGTTTTGAATGGACGTAGATCCATGGGGATTGAGAAGGTTGTTGATATTGCTGAATACTTGCAAGATCCAAATGTTGACTTTGAAGCTGCTGCAACGTTGTTCCACACACCTAAGCCGTTAAATCGCAAAAGACGTGATAATCATCCTTTATCCAAAATGGTTGGGCAAGACAAGGAAGAAATGGAACGAATTGAAGTTGAGAAAAAATATGAAGTTTGGGATTTGCTTACTATCGAACCGGATGAACTATCAGATATTGAGATCGATCATCTGAAACTATATTGGTTTGAGCTTAGTGATGAAGTTAGATTGGAATTATCTGTTTTATCATCAATGTGCAATAGATTTGGTTGGGATATGCGAGATATGACTAGGCAGTCAGAAACAAGAGAAAGGAATGATTAGAAATGTTGGTTTACACATTGCCAGAACTAGCCGCTGAGTTTAAGACTAGCAAAGATAATATATACGCTTTAGTAAATCTCGGTGCAATTCAAAGTATTCAATTTAGTACAAACAAAGTGGTCAGCATATATGAAGCTGAAAGGTTCTTAAGGGAAAGTGCTGGAAAGCAGTTTGATCAAGTTATTAAGGAAGCCAAGAGACGAAAAAACTTGGAAAAAATTAGCAATGTAGTAAATCTTAAGGAGGCTTAAACATGAAAAGATCAATCAAAAATACATTCATCGTAATAACTTTATTACTATTCGTAGTAGCATTCTCAGCTATTCACATTGCTGCAGGTTTGACATTAGTTTTCTTATGGGGCTTCGCTAATGTTGTTTATGATTTAGCTGCTAAAGATTACCAAGACAAAGAAAAAAGACTTGCTAGCCGTCCAAAGCAATAGCAAGTCCATCAAATATTTGGATAAATATCTTTGTCTCCATTTTAAAACAGAAAAGGAGAAATGACAATGAATTCTTTTGAACAAGCGTTAGACGAGTATTTGACAACTCCTGGATGGGGTCAACCAATTTTAATTGAGGAGATGACAGATGATGAGTAAATCAACTCTTGAAATGACTCATGATGAGTGGTTATTAGATCGTCGAAAGGGTATAGGTGGCTCAGATGTCGCTACAATCCTTGGTTTAAACAAATGGAAGTCGCCTTATCAATTATGGCTAGAAAAGACTGGTCAAATCGATTTAGAACACACTGAGAGCGAACCAGCGTATTGGGGAAATGTATTAGAGGAAGTTGTCGCTAAAGAGTTTCAAGAACGAACAGGAAAAAAAGTTCGTCGACGTAATCAGGTTTTCGAGCATCCGTTACATCCATTTCTACGAGCGAACATCGATCGGGATGTTGTTGGGGAAAATGCTATTTTGGAATGTAAAACAGCAAATGCTTTCCTAGGTAAAGAATGGGAGGGCGAAGAAGTTCCTTTGAGTTATTTGTGTCAGGTTCAGCATTACATGAACGTTTTAAATAAAAAATATTGTTACATTGCCGTTTTGGTTGGTGGACAAAAGTTCATTTGGAAACGAGTTGATCGTGATCAAGAACTGATTGACATGATCACCGAACGATTAGTTAGTTTCTGGGAGGAAAATGTTTTAGCTGGCAAAGAACCAGAAATAGATGGTAGCGAAGCAACGTCAGACTTTTTAAAAGATCGGTATTCGGAACTTGATGAAACAGAAACCACATTGCCATCTTCATTTGATGATTTAGTTGAGCAAAAAAGGGAACTAAAGAAAGCAAAAAAGGATATTGAAACAGCCATTCGCCAGGTGGACAACGAAATCATAAGCGAACTTGGCAAAAGAAATGCGAGTATCGGCATCGCTCAAAAGAACATCGTTTCTTGGAAGATAGTATCCACTAGAAGAATGAACAGCAAGAAACTTGCTGAAAAATATCCAGAAGTAGCTAAAGACGAAGAAATCTATAACGTTACTGAATCACGAAGACTTACAGAAAAGGAGATCAAATAATATGGCCACAAATGATGCATTAAAGAATCAGTTAGCAGAGAAAAACACCCAGTTAGTCGATCCTTCGAAATTAGGATTCAAAGCACTGATGAGCACGCCTCAAATGAAGAAGAAGTTCACAGATATCCTTCACGAAAAATCAGATTCATTCATGGGATCACTCATGACACTTGTTGGTGGTGATAATTATCTTTCTCAAGCGGAACCAATGACAATTATTGCATCAGCGCTAAAGGCAGCTACTATGGACCTGCCGATTGATAAGAACCTTGGTTATGCATATGTAGTTCCGTTTAATCGATATGAGAAAAAAGGTAAGAATTGGATCACGCACAACGAAGCCCAATTCATTCTTGGATACAAAGGATATATTCAGCTAGCACAAAGAAGTGGGCAATACAAAGCATTGAATGCTTTGGCAATTTATGAAGGTCAACTAATTGACTGGAATCCGCTGACCGAAGAATTTACCTTTGATTATAAAGGTAAAGTATCAGATGAAGTGATTGGTTATGTAGGATTCTTTGAATTACTGAACGGCTTTAAAAAGACAGTTTACTGGACCAAGCAAGAAATTGAGAGTCATCGTATTAAGAATTCAAAAAATAAGGACAAAGAGAAATTAAGCGGGGCATGGGTTGATAATTACGATTCAATGGCCATTAAGACTGTACTGCGAAATCTTTTATCAAAATGGGGATTACTTTCAGTTGAAATGCAAACAGCAATCACTTCAGATGAGAAAGTCTTTCGAGTGGACGAAAACAACGATTTAATTGAAGAAACTGATCTATCGGATATGGAGCCGATGCCACAGGATCTTAAAGAAGCAGAAAAAGTTGTTGATGATCCGGTAACAGATGAAGGACAAGAATCATTGTTTGATTCAACAAATCCACCACTAAACCAATAATGAGGGAGTTAAACTCCCTCTGATTAGGAGGAATAAGCGTGGCAAGACCAACGAAGAAAGGTCTTGATTATTTTCCTCTGGATGTCGATTTTTTATCAGATTTAAAAGTTCGAAGAATTATTAAAGCATGCGGTAAAGAAGCCGTTCATATACTGGTCGCCCTGCTGGCTAATATTTATCGTGATGAGGGGTATTACGTTTTGTGGGATGACGACCTTGCGTTCTTAGTGGCTGACGAAGTTGGTACGAAGGAGGGCACAGTTGAAGAACTGGTTAGAAAAGCAGTGCAAGTAAAATTCTTTGATAAAGATATTTTTGATAAATATTCCGTATTAACTTCTAAAGGAATTCAAAACAGATACATTCTAGCCACTAAGGAACGCAAAAAAGTTGAGCTTGAATTTAGGTATTTGCTGACAAACGAGGTTAATCGGTCGAATATCTCGATTAATGGGCGGGGTAACTCAGTTAATCAGGGGAATAATCAACAAAGTAAAGTAAAGGAAAGTAAAGAAAAGGAAATAAAAGAAGATGCTACTGCGGGCGAGAGTGCGTCCCTTGAAACTTTCCAAAAATTATGGCTCTTTCCAAATGTTGTACAGGTCGAAGATCTGCTTAATCTGGTGGATATCTATGGCGATGAACTTGTAGAGGCTGCTATTAAACTTGCTGGTAGTAAAGACGTCCCTAAGAATCGAGCGATTAGCTTTTTAACGGCATCTTTGCAGGAATGGGCAGATGCTAACGTTAAAACGATCGATCAAGCGAGGGATTATCAACGAACTAGAGGCGCTAAGAAACAAGGCTATAATCAAAAGCCACTACGTGAGGAAAAACTACCTGATTGGGCTGTAAACGAACAGGGGGAAGAACAGTTATCACCTGAGCGCCAAGCGGAGCTTGATGCAAAATTAGCAGCATATCTAAACAAAACGAAGCATTGAAAGGAGCAGATGGCTTGAAAATCGTCATACCGATCACACCAAAGCCCCAATCAAGGCCTAGGTTCACCAAGCATCGTAAGACTCCCTATGAGGAATCAGCGATGAAAGCATATAAAGATGCAGTCAAATTCGTGTATCCACCAGCTTATATCTCAAAAGTAAAGAAAAACAGGACTTTGCTTGAGGACGAGACAATGTACTGCGATAAAAAGCCAGACATTGATAATTATTTCAAAGCAGTGACGGACGCGGTAAACGGCATTTTGTATAAAGACGATGGCCAGATAGCAGTTAGCATCTGCCGTAAAGTATACAGCTTCAATCCTCGAACAGAAATTGAAATTAATCCACTTTAGGAGGGACCATCAATGAGAAGCAGAAGCATTAAAGCGCCATTCAAAGATTTTGGAGAATATGAATCAGCAAATGTTCAAGAAAAAGGATCTGTAAAAGTTGGTGAAAGCTACATCTGCACTCCGGGAAGACCTTTTTCAGGTCAGATAAGAGCGCAAGTAAGTCGTATCTACAAGAATTCAGCACGAGTAAGGATCCTCAGTTGCATTGAAGAAAAAGATGATGAAATACAACTAAATCTTAACGATGTGACTGTAGTAAGTCTTAAGAAAATCCACGAAGTCTGCTAGAAACTCAGAAATTTGTTGGTTAAGAATCGGAAGAAATAAAAAACTAGGAGGAAAGGATGCTCAAGTTAATCACGTTAGAGAAAATTGGTTTTAACAACTCTATAAAACTAAATGATCTTTTTGATTATGAAGAGGACTCGTGGATTGTACGAGCTATTTCTGGCAACCGCATTAAAGGTTGATTTATTAATACTGGTGGTATTAAAGGATTTCAGCATGACCTAATCGAAGCAACTGTAGTAGCGCAAAAAATCGGTACGTTTGATAAAAATAACAGAGTTTCCAGTGAAACAGAAATCATAAGCACAGCTAAAATGGCTTCGATTAATTCTCTTTCGTCTCACGAAAAGCGGCGCACTGTAAGGGTCGGGGATGTGTGCGAATTGGGAGACAATGAATTTTATATCGCAAGAGAAGTAACAGAAATCAAGTACAGCTTTGTTGATGTAGTAACCAAGTTAAAAGGTTATAGCGTGACTGAATTAACACCGCTAGAAATTAAAAAATTTAAAAATCAAAGACGATTAAACGAATTAGGTTGGTCAGTCTGTTAGTGACAGAAATACACAACTAAGAAAAGAGGAATAAGAAATGTTTAAATACGAGAATAAAGAGTTCCGAGCTAATTCTCTATCTCATGCCTATACGAAATTTTTAGATGAATCTTGGGGATCGCACTACGTTGATTACCTAAAACTAAATAATCTTGAACATGAAAAAATTTATGCGACAGAAGATATTGAGGAAGTTGAAAACCTTGTTGATGGATACTACAGATTGAAGCAAAAGTTAGAAAATGGTGCTGTTTTCCAAATCGAGGTTTGGGAAAACGGAGATGGGTCATATGATGGGCTTGCTAAGGTAGTTTAGTCAGTAATCCACCAAAATTGTGGAAATAAAAAAACTACCCTAAAAGAGTAGCAACAGAATCATAAATTATTTTTTTTGGAATCAGAAATTCCGTGTTTAACTGCCAATCTGATGATTCCATAAAGCATAAATCCTATAAAAATATACCAAATAAAAGCTAAAAAAGTTCCCAAAGCAATACCTCCTTTTAGGTATTGTAACATATTTTACATTTTACCAAGTCAGTTATCCGACGAAATAAAAAAACTAGTTCGAAAACTAGTTTAAGTTTCATAAGGACTATTTACAACGTTATTGATCATCTACAACTTTTTTCAAAGCGTTCATAATAATTGTTTCATCTGATGGATTATTCATTACCAATTCAGTTGCTTTGGCATTAGCAGCAGCAAAAGGAGTTTGTAAAGATTGTTTTACTTTTGGGTCAGTGACAGAGTCTATATAATCTTTCTCTTTTTGCCAAGCATCTTTAATTTGTTGATAGTATTCATCTTCTTTATTTGTCATAGGGACTGAATTTTCTTGGTTGCTAGAGTTTTCAATAAAACTACTTTCTAGAGTGTTATCTTGTGATTCCGATATAGATTGATATTTATCGAGAGAATATTCAGTAGTATTTTCGTGTGATTCTGTTGCAGAAGAAACCATTGTTGTCGAAGATGTTTGTAAAGTATCAGACGAATCGGAAGCAGTGCTGACGGACGTTTTGTTAGAACATCCAGATAGTACCAGAACACAGCCTAAAATAAAAAATGACTTTTTCATAAGTTTATTCTCCTCATATAAAAGCTTTTATGTTGAATTAAGGATAGCATAATGAAATAACTTGGTAAATAATTAGCGCTAGAAATGGTAAATGAAGTGAATTGTCATTTCATTAAACACAGTAAAGAATAGTCAGCTATAACGGAATAATCACAACAAAAAACCAGCACCATTGGAGCAGAGGTACTGGAAAGGCTACGTTTAAAATTGATTGGGCCTCAATACTTTTGATTAGGAGTGTGCCTTTTTTTTAATAGTACTTTAATTAATCATTTTCAGCAAATAAAAAACCAACAACTATAAAGTTGCTGGCGATACCTAAAAATTTAAAAGAGTTAGTTAAAAGAATATAAAATCATTACAAATATTCTAAAGCAAAAGTTGGAGGTAATTCAAGACCCACTATGAGTCTTCTTTGCGAACAATATGAATTCCGTTATCAGCAAGTTGTTCGCTAATACTATGGAATAATCTAAAATTGAATTCCATTTCAAGACAACGAAAGAACTCGTCTTGATATTCACTAGTAATATCGGACGCAGTTTTTAATAAGTCGTTTGGATCGTCTGTCAGTTCAAGCTCGACTGGTAGACACTCCAAATCATTTAAAACGTATTCCGCAGCAGATTTCATAGCAGCACGTGCATCAACAGTAATTTTCATACGATCGCCTCCTGTGGCGATTATATCATGGATGGAGGGATAATATGGTACCAAAATTTAGAGCTTGGGATAAGGAAGAAAACCTTTGGATTAAGGTTGCATCTTTGGTTTTTGATGAAGAAGGGGAAATGTGGTATTTAGGTCCGGTTATGGACGATTTTAATCCTGTTTATTATGAAAATGAACTTGGTAAAACATGGGAAATAATGCAATCCACTGGTTTGAAAGACAAGAACGGCGTGGAGATTTTTGAGGGGGATATCGTTTCAGTAAGAAATCATCCAATTCAGAAAACAGAAAAATCGAGCGCTGGCATCGAAATTGATGGTGATTATGCGATTTCTTGGAATGAAGGTGACCTAACTTGGTGTGCTGGTAATCTTTTGTTAGCAAGATTAAAACCTTATGTAACTGTCGCCGGCAACATCTACGAGAACCCAGAACTTTTCGATCAATCCAATGAAAGTTAATCATTATACGGTACTGGCTGTTGTATCAATACTGTTAACGATCGCTGGTCTAAGTTGGTTATCCTATACAATAATCAACCAGCAACAGCAGATAGTGAAGCTAGAACAGCAGCTGCAGTATGAGCAGATGAAGTACAAGATTATTATCAATGATCCGTTAGTTAGGGATGCGATGGAAGCAGGGGGATGAAGATGACTTTTGCAGTACTAGGTACAACGGCTTTTGTCGTGATTATGTTTCTATGTGTTGTGATAGGCAAGGCTACAGACGAAAAGGAGCAAGATTATGGAGGAAGCTATTTTATGGAACAAGATGACTTTGATCATCGAAGTGATCGTCACAGAGCAGTTAAAAGAGATCGAAAGTAAAACAAAATAAAAAGCATTAAGCAATCGCCCAATGCCCCCAAAACAATGATTTTGTCCCCGCCAAGGTAACTTCATTATACCAAATAAAGGGGCGATTGAGCAATGATGCTATTACTAAGAGAAGTTGATTTCTCGCAAACGAGAAAGAATGCACGATATGTTTTGAAGAACTACCGTCGGTTGGAGCGGATTGCAGGTCGTTCAAAGATCGATGTCCGCTCACCGATTATTACTGATATACCTAGAACATCTAGTAATGGAAACAAGTCCGAAGATGCTTTTATTCAAAGATTAGATGCAGAAACAGAAAGAGATGCAATCATTGCAGCGCTTATGGCTTTGAAGCTAACAAGCAGACAGATACTTCATTATAGCTTCTGCTTACAAGATCAGTATTCTAATCTACGGATCGCAGATGAGATGGGCTATTCAGTTCGGCAAATTGAGCGAATGAAATCAGATGCATTGGTTGAATTTGCTGAAAGTTATCGTCGTGGCAAGCTTGTCGCTTATCGCTGAAAAATGGCGGTTTTTTGGCGGTATAGTGGCGGTTTAATGCCAATAATCCATAGTAAGATAGTATTATCAATTATTGTAAATAACAGGGCGCACTCCTTTAAGATGCGTTGGTAGACCTCCTTTCTGAAAATTATTCCCAGCGCCCTGTATTTAACTAAGACGGCAAAAAAAATCTATTATGAATGGAGTTGAACACACTCCTTATCTTCATTCGCTAGCCGTCTTTTTATTATGTCACTGTGGCAGACCGGGGAAATGCAGAGGCTATGCATATAATGTGTACGACTCGTAAGTGAGGTTCAAGTCCTCACCAGTGGATTTGGGAGTTGTCGGTTAGATTACTCACATGATATTTGCTACTTCCTACTAGACAGTCCTTTAGGGCTGTTTATTTTTATTGGGTAATACTCGATTTCTTGATATTATATAGAAAAGGAGTGATTCATAAGTGAATAGTGAACAATACGTAGAATCAGTTAAGCAGATGATGTCCCAACAAAATAACTTTTTTGCAATATTTCTTGCTATTTTAGCGATTGTACTTACATTTGCTGGAATATTACAATGGAGATTAAGTAATAAACAAATTCAACAAATCAAAGAAGAAACAAGGGCGGAGACAATTGCTGATATTGAGAAAATACTTAATTTATCTGATTTACATACATTAAAAGACGATATAAGGAAGCCTTTGATAAATAGTATTGAAACAGCAACTCAATCGGCTAATGGATTTTTAGATTACGAGCATCTTTCGTTAGATTTAATCTTTTTAAATTTGAATAGAAGTCCGTATCCCATAGCTGATTTAATGATTGTTATAGATGTTTACACGCCTTATTTGAGAAGGGATATAGGTAATTTAAACTATTTCGTTTCCAAAATAGAAAAACTAGTTAATAATTCGGATATCAATTTATCAGACGAAGGTAATATCCAACGTTTAAAACTTGTGTACGATAAATTATCTGTAATTGAGAGTAGCTTGAATCAAAAGTCATTTAAAATTGAAAATTTTAAGAATACTAATCTTTTTAAATGAGTAATTGTCTAAAGATCTCACTTGAGGTCTTTTTTTATACATAGAATTACAAAACAAACACAGATTGCGAGGTGAGATCATGGCAAAAGGAAAATACTTGGAATGGCTGACTAAAGAAGGCCTTCTGAAAATTGAAGGATGGGCCAGAGATGGTCTTACCGATGAACAAATTGCGGAAAATATTGGTATCCAACGTCCAACGCTTTACGATTGGAAAAAGAAGTATTCTGACATTTCTGACGCCCTAAAAAAGGGGAAAGAGGTTATTGATAGGCAGGTTGAAAATGCACTGCTTAAAAGGGCCTTAGGTTATGCGTATACAGAAGATGAATACGCTGTTTATGAAATGGATGAAGATGAATATTTTAATGCGCTTCAAAACTATCTCGTATTTTTCAAACAATCTAATCCAGAAGCTACTGACGAAGACATCGATATAGCGCGTGAGAACTTTCCACGTACAAAAAGAGTTTTAGTTAAGCAAAAAACAAAGGAAGTTATTCCTGATACTACTGCACAAATTTTCTGGTTGAAAAATAGAAAACCTGATGAATGGCGTGACAAGCAAGTTGTGCAGCATGATGGAGAAGTTAAAGTTTCCAATCCTTATGCAGGGCTAACCACCGAGGAATTGAGGCGATTAGCTCATGGCAAAGACACAACTTGATTCTGAGACAGTAAGAAAAGAAGCGCAAAAGGAACTTGCAAGGAGAGATTACGGCGAGTTTTTTTATTATTCTCACGGATCTACATTCAGGCCATTGCCACATCAAAATTACGTAGCTCCTTATTTACAACGAATTGCCGAGGGAGAACGACTATTTATTATTGTTGAATTACCACCACAACATGGTAAATCAACTTTTATTACAGAAACATTTCCAGCTTATTATTTGATGAAAAATCCTGATAAGTTAGCAATGGTTGTTTCTTATTCGGAAGAGTTGTTTAAAAAGTTTGGTAGAAAGAATCGAGAAAAATTCCGTTTGTACAGTGATGAATTGTTTAATCTTAATATCAGTTCGGAGACTGCCAGTGTTTCAGAATGGGGGATACAAGATCATTTAGGTCAACTATATAGCACATCAATTCTTGGTGGTGCTACAGGTCGTGGTGCTAATTTAATCATAATAGATGACCCAATCAAAAACAGAGCAGAAGCGGAATCGAAAACTATAAGAGATAAAATTTACGCTGAATGGCAAGATACTTTCTATTCTCGTTTATCTGCTGATGGATCAGTTATTGTAATAATGACTAGGTGGCATGAAGACGACCTTGCGGGTAGATTGCTTAAAGAAATGAAGCTTCCTTGGATTGAAATAAAAATTCCTGCTATTGCTGAAGAAAATGATCTTTTAGGAAGAAAGCCAGGACAGGCATTGGCACCTGAAATTGGTAAAGATGAAGAGTGGGCTGAGCAAACAAAAGCTGTAACCGGTTCTCGTGGTTGGGCTGCACTATATCAACAAAGACCAACACCTGCGGGAGGGGACATTTTTAAAAGGTCATGGGCTAAATTTTATGTACCTACAATAGACATGAAAGTTAAGCTTGGATTGGGTGATGACGTTGCAATATTGCCTAGTTCATTCGACATTCAATTGCAATCATGGGACTGTACTTTTAAAGATAAAGACACATCAGATTACGTTTCTGGACAAGTTTGGGGGCGGTCAGGTGTGGATAACTATTTGCTAGATCGTCATCACGAGAGAATGGGGATTGTTGACACAATGAAAGCCATTCAGGTTATGACATCTAAATGGCCAAATGCTATTGCGAAACTGATTGAAGACAAGGCAAATGGATCGGCGGTTATTGAGATGCTGCAAAAGAAAATAAAAGGCATCGTTGCAATTAATCCGCAAGGTGGTAAAGAAGTAAGAGCTCAAGCTGTAGCGCCTTTGTGGGAAGCAGGGAATGTGTATCTTCCACATCCTCTTTGGAAGTCGTATACAGATGAAATACTTGATGAACTTACGGCGTTCCCTAACGCAGACCATGATGATGATGTCGACAGCATGTCCCAAGCGTTAGTACGGATGGACCATAAACCAATACGAACAAGAAGAACAGAAAGAAAAACAGCATTTTAGGAGGTGGTTTCTTGACATCGAAAATTATTAGTGGCGGATCGTCAGGATCTGTTCCTAAAGAATATATCAAAAAGAACGTGAGCATTGAGAAGAAAAGAACTCTAAAGTTTAAGTCTGCAGGTGGTTTTGATCAAAGAAGAGATTTGACCCAATTATCTCCACCATATGATATTGCTACTTTACGATCAATCACCGATATATCTGACATTCTGAATCAATCAATTGAAGCTTATGTAACGAACGTGGCTGGATTTGGTTTTGGTATACGTTACAAGGTTGACGACACCGAAGAAACGGCAGAAATGAAGGCAGAGTGGAATCAATTGGATATCCTTCTGAAAGAATTATCCTTTGAACGTCCGCCAAAAGAAGTGATTGAAGAAGTCATTCGCCATGTTGAAGAATGTGGGAATGGCTATATTGAGGTTATTCGTAATCTTAAAGGTGATGTTGTAGGAATTGATTCTGTAAAGCCTGAGTACATGACTGTTACCAAACTAAATAGAGTTATAAATGCGGACGGATCAGAGATTAAGGTCCGCTATTTTGTTTTTCGTGATTCTATGGATGATTCTGTTAAAGAATCTGGAACGTGGTATAAAACCTATGGTGACCCTACTCCGTTGAATTCAAATGGAAGCGTGGGTTCTGAGGGGCAAGGAACAGCTACTGAAATCATTCACCTTAAAAATGGAGATTTTCAAGATCCTTATGGCAAGCCTCGCTGGGTAGGACCATTGATTAAAATACTCGGAAATCGCAAAGCTGATGAATTGAATTATCGATATTTTACTCAGGGAAGACATATTCCTCTTGCCATCACGCTAGAGAATGCGCAGCTGACTGAACAATCCGAAGCCACGTTACAGGCATATGCTAATGCAATTGGCGGGGAAGAAAATCAGCATAAATTTTTATTACTAGAAGCTGAAAAAGTAAGTCCTGCAGAAGAAGGTCTAGGATATGGGGAAGATAAATTCAAGCCAGCCATTAACATTGAGAAGCTAGCTGACATCTTACAAAAAGATGCTCTATTTCTTGAGTATGATGAGAACGTCATTGAATCAGTCCTCGGAGCATTCCGTTTGCCCCCGATTTATGTAGCAAGATCAAGCGACTATACAAGAGCTACTGCTGAGACTGCTAAAGAACTGACGGAAGAGCAAGTTTTCCAGCCTATGCGGGAATCTTACGATTGGCGTATTAATTCGCTTTTTAGGGAATATGAATTCAAATATGTAGAAGTATTCTTGAAATCGTCCAATCTTGTAAATATGGAGGACGTTAAAGCGATTCTCACACCAGCTATTCAAGCAAATGCCGTGGCTCCAAATGATCTGAGAGATATTCTTTCTAAAGCCCTAAATAAGCCATTAGAGGCGTTTGATGGTGATGAGTACAATTATCCGTTAAAGAATCAAACAGCCTCATCAGCTTTAAATCTCGATGAATTAGACGTATCCAAAGCATATGGCGAAGGAGAGGTAAGTGAAGTCGCTGCAAGTATTCGCCGTATGATCAGGAGTGTGAAGGCTAATGAATGATGAAGAATTAATTAAAGCCGCTCTACAGCTAAAAAAAGAAGAAGATGAAGAATTGGCCAAGCTTTTAGAAAAGGCTGGCTTTTTGTTTGTTCCGATTTTGCTTACGTTCATCTTAAATTCAGAGGATAAGATGGATGAGACCTTGCAAATTGATTACGAGGAAGTATGGGAAAAGGTAAAAAAATTCGTAGAGAATCGGAAAAAGAAACCTACCAAGTTATCTATAAAAATTATGCTCCGTGGACGATCATTCAAATCAAACATGGAAGAAAGTGTTATCCCAGAACTGAGAAAAGCTTTTTTTGGGTTGTTCGATGAATTTAATGCCAAGTATGACGGGTCTGAGGACTTTGATTATCAGACTAAACACTACCGAGACATCGAAAAATGGCTCAGGAGGCTGCCAAAGTTAATGAATGTCACTACAGAGAACGCTCTTGTAGGAGTGATTCAAGAATCTTTTGATGAAGGTAAAGGCATCCGATGGTTAGAAAGTAAGCTGTCTTCACTCCCTGAATTCTCTCGCAATCGTGCCAGAACAACTGCGATCACTGAGGGATTAAGGATGTACTCTGGCAGCCAGTATGAAGCATTAATGCAAAACGATGCTGTTATTGGCATGACCTGGCGCCATACTCATGGCATCAAAGAACCGAGAAAAGGTCACGAGGCAATGGACGGTCAAACAATCGCTAAAGGCGAGTACTTCATCGTTAATGGTGAAAGTTGCCGCTATCCTCGTGATCCGATGCTATCTGCTAAAGAATCGATTCATTGTCACTGTTTTGTGGTGCCAGAAATAAAAAAATAATTTGAAAGGTGGTGAGAAAATGCGAAAACTAGAAAACGTTCTTGTAACACATGTTTCATATGTGGATAAGGCAGCCAATAAGAAATCATTCTTTCTTACTAAGTCTGCTGAAGACCTAAAACCAAATTTTGAAACCGAAGTTAAGTTGGTTACTAAATCAGATGATCCACAAAAACTTGTATATGGTGTTGTTTATGAGCCTGATGTTGAAGATGTTCATGGAGATTTCATGGATGCTGACACAATCGAGAAGGCTGCACATGGATTCATGGCGGATTATCAACAAATTGACAAACAGCACGATTTCACCACGAATGCTGGAAAAGTAGTGGAGAGTTATGTTGCTCCTGTAGATATGACTATCGGCGAAACCACAATCACAAAAGGAACATGGGTCCTTGTCACTAAAGCTACTGATGAAATGTGGGAGTCGATTCAGAAAGGTGATTTTACAGGATATTCATTGGCCGGTACAGCTCAGGTCGAAGAAGTTCAGAAGCAGACTGCCGATAACTTTGAAAGAGGTAAAACCTATCGGGATGTTAATGCGGCGATCGATGCTTTCAGATCGGCCACTTGGTCAATCTTGGACAACTACACAGACAGCGATGCGGATAAAGTCGCCAGCATTCAGTCGGAAATCGGCGAGTTATCCACACTTATCGGCACAATAAATACAACTAAATCAATTACCAAACAAGGACTAATCGAAACGGTTAAGTCCTTTTTTAGTACAAACAAATCCGAGGAGGATGAGGAAATGACAGAAGAACAGTTAAAAAAAGCGCTCGGCGAAGCGCTGAAACCAGTAAACGATCGTTTATCAGCTTTGGAAAAAGGCGATAAATCAGATGAAAAACCAGAAACAGCGAATTCAGAAGCTAGCGTTGAATTAGATGCTGATGCTATTGCTAAGGCTGTTTCAGAAGCTGTAGCACCTTTGAATGCGAAGATCGAGAATCTAGAAAAATCTCGAATCAGCAACAATGCAGAACAAAATTACACAGAAACAGTTGAGAAATCGGTTGTACCATCTTATGTGGACGCTGCTTTCCCAATTTCTGAATAAAGGGGGAAACACAAATGACAAACGTTTTATCGAACGAAACATTGATCAAACAAATGAACGCAATCTTGAAAGCTGGTAACAACGTTACCTTACGTGAAGACAATGCTCGAGCGTTCTTCTTAGATGCAGTTGCAACTGCAGGAACTATCGGGAAATTATTTGTCCATTTTGCCAAATCAGGTACAGGATCTTTGGATAAATTAGGTGTTAAAAAGCGTACATTGAAAAAACATCTAGGTATTAACACTGAAGATACTGGCACGGATATCAAAGAAGAAGACACAGTACCATTCTCTCTTGTTCCGGTTTACTTGGATACATGGATCGAGAACAGCAATACATTTTATACCGCTCGTACTCGTGGGCAAGATGTCCGTCAAGCGTTACTTTCACTAATGCAAGCTCAGTATGCAGCAGATTTGCAAGATCTAGCATTTAATGGGGATGAATCTTCATCTGATGCATTCGTGAAGTTAAATGATGGTTACATCAAAATGGCTAAAGCATCTGCTGAAGTTAAAGTAGAAGGTGCAAAATTGCCAACGATTCAAGAGCTAACAGCTGCAACTGCTAGAATTGAACCAAAATATTTGCGTCAAGGAACATTTAAGTTCTTTATGTCTCAAGCGACAGCAACAAACTATGTTGTTGAATTACAAAATCGAAATACTGCTTTGGGTGATGCAGTGCTCGTGGATGGTGCTCTACGCAATATCGGCGGATTTGGCGTCGAAGTTGTCGAGTCTATGGAAAACAATGTAATTCTGTTTACTCCATACGAAAACCTAGCTGTAGTTTCTGGTTTAACTGTTACATTGACAACTGCTGCTCAAGACAGTCGTGCCGTTGCAAAACAGGCAACATATCACTTCATGCTTGATGATATTGACTTCATCATTCGTGAACCTAAAGCACTAGCTTACTTCGGTATTGACGCTACTCCAGAAGGATAGGAAAGGGAACGGTGAAAAACATGGCAAAATACAACGTTTTAAAAAAATTCCGTGATAAAGAAACTAAAGAAGTTTATGAAGTAGGGACGGTCATTGATATGACCGTTAAACGTGCTGAAGAAGTTGCTGTAAATCTAGATGATTCTTTCTTAGAACGTGTTGAAGAAAAGAAAGATGACAAGAAAGCCGGCAAAGACGATCAGAAGGAAGACAAAAAAGAAAAGTAGGTGAAGATCATGTCTGAACCTTATGTTGATGAAGTCTTTTATAAGGATGATTACGAGGGAACACCTGTTGAAAATAAGGATTTCTCTCGTCTATCCAAAAGGGCTTCGGACATTATTGATTCTTTGACAGGCTATCAAGTGCCTAAAATTGGTTTGGATAAATTTTCCGAACATGTACAGATGCTGATTAAAAAAGCTTGTTGTGCTCAAATAGAATACTATCAAGTTGAAGGTATAGATCTTGATGTTACAGGAAATACTTTGAGCGGTCAGAGCGCTTCTATTGGTGGGTTTAGCTATTCTAGAGCAACAACGTTAACGAGTAAGCAAGCTAATCGGGTCGCTCCGAGTTGCCTTTCATATTTAGAAGGAACCGGTCTTTTGAGAAAAAGGAGTGTGAGGATCGGTGTCATTTAAGCCAATACCTAAACACTTGTTGATCCATGCGGTTATCTATCAAGCTCCAAAGCCTGATGATGATGGCTCAATGGGAAGTGGTGAACTGCCTAAACCACAAAAGATTGAAAATGTAAGGTTTACTCCTAAGCGAAAAAGAATTGTAAAAACGGATAATACAGAGGTTTTGACTAACGGCATTTTGTACGTCGATGCTTTTAATTCAAAACCTTTTGTAAATCCTAGCGAGGATGGAACAATTACATTTCAAAACCGCAAACTAAAAATCGTTGAATGCTATGAGGTTTTCACGGACCAGTTAGATCCACATCATATTGAGGTGATGTTGCAATGAGCGGAAGATTTGAAGGTAATTTCGATCGTATTGAGAGAGCTATCGAATCCGCTCTGAATCCGAACAAGGGATTGCATCCGGACAAGGACAGCAGGACTTGGCTAGAAACAGGCAAATTCCGTTCATGGTTCAAATCATTATCAAAAACACAAACCAATCACAAGCTTTTAATGATGCTTGGAAGATTGCAGATAGCTTTGATAAATTGCCAAGAAAAGAGAATGGTGAATGGGTCACACTTCGCTCGAGTGATGGCTCATTTTTGTTTGATTCGAGTGAAGTTTACACACAGCCTAGAAATTTAGGAATTCAAGAACATGATGCATATCTTTATGTACTAACTGTTCGATTAAATATAAGTAAATAGGAGGAAATTTCATGAAAATGAATTTACAGTATTTTGCAGCTGGTGAAGGCTATTCACCTAACTGGATGAACAAATATGAAATCGGTGTAGCTGCAACGGTTGGTGAAAACGGAAAACTTGTGCCACCTACGACCGTTCACGAGCTAGCAGATGGTATTCAGGAAGCAACACCTTCACAAGATGAATCATCTGAAACATATGAATATTACGGTGATAAAGGTGGATCAAACACCGATATCACAAGAGTTACCGGTGTTTATGCTTTTACTGGTCACCGAAAATATGCCACTGATGCAGCTCAAGAATTTGTACGCGATCGTTTAAATAAAGCTGGACAAGATCGAATTGTATTTTTCCGTCACACTGAACCAGATGGCCGAGTAATTCAAGGTAATGCTACCTTGTCAGGTATCGTCCATACCGGCGGGGGACCAAACAACCGTGGTAACTTTGAAATGCAAGTATCTTTCAATGGTGTTCCAGAGGACACCAAACTCCCAGAAGGCTAGTCATTGTACTAGCCTTTTTCTTTTACATAAAAAAATTAGGAGGAAATACAAATGTCAAAAAACAATTTAATCGAAGTAGGTTTTAAAAAGCAGGTTCAACCAGTAAGAATTGCGGGTTTAGATTTCGGAATCAAAACAGGTAAGAAATATCGTGATCAGTATTTGTCAGAATTACCCAAAATGCTTGAACTTATTCAAAAGCAAGAAAAGGTTATCAAAACCGCTTCTGAATCAGGTGATTACGAAGCAGTCGTTGAAGCTAATGATAAAGTTGAGTCCGTTGTTAAAGACGTTATTGATTTAGTGCTGGGTGAAGGATCGTTCGATAAGCTGATGGATGCTGCAGATGATGAAATTGATTTGGTTGTCGGAGCATTCCTTGAAGTTGCTGACCAGTATAAAAAGCTTCAAACAAAACAAAAAGCCCAATCCTATATCGATGGTAAAAAGAAATAGAGGTGATGCTTTATGGCATTATCTCTTGCTTGGGGTATTGATGATTCGGTCGTAATCAATGAAAACACTTATGAATTAAATCTAGAATTTTCTCGTGTTCTCCGATGGTACGAAATGTGGAAAGATCCCGAATTATCTAAAGAAGGAAAAGTACTATATTCCATTATCTTAATTTTATCCCATGATTGGGCGGAAGAACTTCCCGAAACGATTGAAGAATTAGCAGAAATTATTCCGCAAGATGATTTAATTCCATTATCAAACGCTATCATTAAAAGGATTGCCGGGGATCAATTTGAAAGCACAACAGTCAAACGTGATTTAAAAGGAAATATTTTAGAGGACGAGGAAAAGAAGTGGTATGAATTCGAACAGGATTCTGGCTACATCTATTCCTCTTTTTTGATGGATTATGGGATGGATTTGATGGTGGAAAGAAGCAAGGGAAAACTGCATTGGGATAAGTTTAACCATTTATTAGCTGGTTTGTCTGAGAATACCAAGTTTAAAAATGTCATCAAGATTCGCATGATGGAATACCCAGAAAAAGCCACACCAGATGAAATTGAAGAAATAAGAAAAGCAAAATTAGCGGTAGCTTTGAAAGAAGATCGAGCAAACTTGGAATTTGAAATGATGGATCTTAAGCAAAAACGTGAATACATGTTGAAAAAACAAGAAGAAAGAGGTGAGGTGAAGGATGAATGATGGTTCCGTAATCATTGATGTCGAATTTAATACCGACAAAGCACGAAAGCAGTATCAAAATTTTGGTAATGAAGCGGCTCAACAGTTAGACAAAAAGATTGGAAAGTCCAAAGCCTTCAACTCACTTTCTGAACAATCTGTTGAGTTTGCCAAAAAAGCTAGCTTGAGCATTTTAGCTGTCGGTACTGCTGTTGCCGGTTTTTCAATTAAATCAGCAGCTGATATGCAAGCTATGGATGCGCAATTCTCACAAGTATTCGGCAATTTGGAAAAGAATGCTCAAAGTAGCATTGATTCAATCTCTAAAGAAACAAATATTCTGCCTAATCGTTTGAAACCCGCCTTCACTTCTATGGCAGCATTTGCAAAAACCACTGGGATGGATACAGCAGATGCATTAGATTTAACTAGCCGAGCAACTAAAGCGGCAGCCGACAGCGCTGCTTTTTATGATAAATCAATTGGCGAAGTCTCTGAGAGTTTACAGTCGTATTTAAAAGGAAACTACGAAAACGATGCAGCACTTGGGATTTCATCTACTGAAACAACACGAAATGCAGCTGCAAATAAGCTTTACGGCAAATCATTTAACGACTTATCCGAAGCCCAGAAGCAGTTAACGCTTTTGCAAATGGTTGAGGATGGTAACAAGTTATCAGGAGCATTAGGACAAGCTGCACGTGAAGGTGGCAGTCTAGAGAACGTTATCGGAAATATGAAACAAGCTATCACGGATTTAGGGGCAGCTTTTGGTGCGCCGTTGCTTGATCCATTTCTTGCAATTGTTCAAAAAATTAGTGGAGCGATGGCAAAACTAGCAGAAGTGTTTAGAGAAAATCCTGCGCTTGTATATGTTGTTGTAGGTGCAGTAACTACTTTAGCCGCAGCATTAGGAGCAGCATATCTCGCAGCAAACAATTTTGCGAAATTGAAAGCAATCATGTCAGGGGTCAAAGCTGGCTTTATGGCTCTAACAAGTCCAGTTTCTCTAGTTGTTCTAGCTATAGGTGCATTGGTAACTGCATTTATCTATTTTTACAACACGAGTGATACCTTTAGAGAAAAGGTTAATGGGGCGATCAAGACCTTACAAACTTTTATGGCTCCTATTGGAGATGTTATCGAAGGCATTAAGTTGCTGGCACAAGCTTTTAAAGCGATTGTTTTTAACGACTTCAGTGTAAGTATTTCTGATTTACATGATCAGTTCGTCAAACTATTCCCTGAATCTCTATGGAACGGCATGACATCATTCGCACAAAGCACTAAAGGATTAGTGCAAGGAATTTCAACTCTTGCTAAAGCTTTCAAAGCAATAGCACTTGATGATTTCTCGGTAAGTGTAACCAATTTAAAGGCAGATTTTTTAGAGGTATTTCCTGAAAGCTTATGGAACGGAATGACCAAAATCGCTTTAGGAATTCGCTCATTGATTAACGGATTCAAAAGTGGTGAAAAATCAATAGATCCGTTTGGAATTGCTCTAAAAATACTGCAGTCAGTTTTTCTTGGATTGCTTGGACCTATAGGGTTGTTTATCAAAGCGTTTGAATTAATTGCAAAGGCTCTAGGAGGCGGAGATGTTTCTAAAGGAATCGATAAAATTATCGATGCTTTTGATTCTCTCGCATCGGGTCTAGAAAGTAATGGACCAAAAGTGGGAAGTTCTGCTGGCAAAGCAATTGAGGGTATTCTCGCTGCTATTGCTTCTGCATTACCTGGTATTATCTCAGGAGGATTGCAAATAGTTGCTGCTATTGTATCTGGTATTGCACAAGGTCTACCTTCACTAGCAATGTCTGCCAGTCAACTAATTATGGCGTTCACCGCAGCTATGCTTATTCTAGTACCGCAAATCGCTTTATCAGCAACAGCAATCATTGTGGCTTTATTAGCAGCTTTAACAGCAGGGCTACCACAAATCATTGTTGCTGGTGGAGCATTGATTCTGGCCTTACTAGATGGCATCACTGAGCAACTACCAGCCTTGATAGAATCGGCAGCGACTTTGATAGTAACATGGTTAACTGCATTGACAGAGCACGTTCCAGAAATAGTTGTAGCTGGGATGTCTCTAATAATTGCTATTCTTGATGGTATTGCCCAAAAGCTTCCTGATCTAGTAGCTGCTGTTGGCACACTGATCGTGACGTTCCTTACGGCATTATCAGGACAGTTGCCAAGTATTGTAACTGCAGGAGCGGACCTTTTAATTAATTTCTTGAATGGTTTAGCTTCCAAGATGCCTGATATCGTTTCGGCAGCTCTAAATTTAATTGTTCAGTTCGTAAATGGATTGGCTTCAAAAGCTCAAGATGTAATTAATGCAGGCGTAAATCTAATTGTTCAAATTTTACAGGGGATAGCTGACAACATTGATAGAATCGTAAATGCTGGAATGGACATTGTAGATGCTACAGTTGACGGGGTAATTAAAGCTCAGGATCGATTGTTTAAAGCCGGTATTACATTGGTAAATGGGCTAGCTAATAATATTCGTAATAACCAATCAGCTATGAGAGAGGCAGGCGCCAATCTATTAAACGCTTTAATTGGCGCATTACCAGGTGGTGCGTTGATTAACAATGGTATTGCATTGGTTGATGGTTTGCTAAGTGGATTGATGTCTGGATTTGAGAATGTAAAAAGAACTGTATCCGGATGGGCGGATACGATAGCAAGTTTAAAAGGACCTATTCCATACGACAAAAAAGTTCTTATTGAAAATGGGTTAGCCTTGGTTAGTGGCTTAAAAGAAGGACTTATAAACGGTTTTTCTGAAGTTAAGTCGGATGTCTCTACATGGGCTAATGAGTTGCAAAAGGGTATAGAATCCGAGTTTGATTCAAACTATTTTAACGATTTAGTAGCAAATATACCTAGTAAAATACCAGCAATGGATGCATTGATTAATGGAAGATTGGCACCAGAACTTGCTTCAGGTGTTTCAAAAGCCAATGCAATTGATCCTGCAAACCAAATCATTAAAAATATATTTAACAAACAAGACACACAAAATTCAACACCCGATTACATTGTATTAAAAAATACTATCGAAACAGATGGAAAAGCTTGGGCAGAACAAACTGCTGTTTTCACCAAGGAAGAATTAGATCAGCAATCCTATATTCAGAGAGTCGCAAGGAGGTATGAGTAATTATGCTACAAGTTTTTTTTGATGGTTATGATATCACCGAGTATTTATCAGTTTTGAGCGATTTTCAAAGAAATCTAGGTGCTGAGAGAGAAGTCAAACTCGCAAAAACTGGAGATGGTGTGAAGGGAAAAGAATATTTAACTACTTCATACAATGAAAATACTATACCAATGCCGTTTATTTTAAGATATGACTTAATCTCAAAAAGACGAGCACTTGCGGGAATCCTTAACGTAAAAGAACCCAAAAAGCTTGTTTTCATGGATGAACCAAACAAATATTATTGGGCTTTACCTTCAGGGGACACAAAAGTATCTGAAAAATCTTTTATCGGTAAGGGGACAATTAACTGGATTGTCCCCGATGGTATTTCCCACTCATCAACAATTAAGCCTATTAATGCAGAATTGAATGATGAGGGAGTTTGGGAATTTGAAATCAATAATGAAGGAACAGAAGAAGTAGCTGTTGACTATCACATCAAACTAAAAAAAGAGAGTGGTTTCATTGGCCTAATCTCTGAACATGGGGTGATGCAGTTCGGAAAGATTGAGGAGATAGACGGTTATGACGATACTAAAACGAAGGAAATTTTAAGTTCTGCTCCTTCATTTTCAAATTGGACGCGAACGATACAAAAAAATCTGGAAAACCCAATCAATGCGATCAATGGATCTCTAAGATTCAGCACCTATAACGGAAAACAGATAATCACACTTGATAAAGTCGGCTCTGGATTAAATTGGCACGGAGGAGTGTTAGACGTTCGCTTTGCAGCTGATTCTAATGGTGAACTTGGGTCAGACAATTGGTATCTGTACTCAGAAATCGGGTTTGAAGCTTTCTTGTACGATCAATCAGGAGCAATCACACTTTGCTTTTTTGATGAAAATGAAGAAGCAGTTTTTTCTTTCGTGGTTTGGAAAAATACAGTCACGAGTTACACTTCTATTGCGAGTTGGGGAGTACCTGGCAAAGCAATGGGATCAACATCATTCATAGCAAGCAGTGATGCAGTCAACCCTTTTCGTCAAGATAAAGGGTATTTTTCGATCACCAAAATTGGAAGTTCTATTGAAGTATTTTTACTAGGGAAAAAATTTAGATCTGAAAACACCGACCTGCTCAACAAAAAAGTGGTGGGGTGCCAAGTTTTTATTGGCCAACATGGCAATCGAATTATTAATGAGAAATACGTATCGATGCTATTTCTCAAGAAATTTGTTTTTCAGAAACTAAATATCGTTAAATGGATTGATCTTGTCAATCGTTATGCAGCCAACTCAGATATTTATATCAACGGGACTGAAACGAAACTTTATGTAGATAATCTCCCGCAAGGGAAAGATGAAGTGAAAGGCACGAAATGGTTTAAAGTTCCGCCTGGCAAAACAAAAGTTCAACTCGCATTATCCAGTTTTGCCGAATTGGAATCCGCAACAGCAGAAATAAGGGAGGCTTGGGTATGACAACTGAAAACGTGCGTATTGCAGTAAGAGATGCCCATGACAGTGAAACCCTAACCTATATGGACAATTCTGCTGTCGGAGCCATTCACTTTGATAAAGCTGACCTGACAAGATTTTTCGAGGGAGATACGACAGCGTTAGTCATGCGTATAAACAACAAACATCCTGAAGCCTCGTTTGTTACCGTTGGGAATAAACTTTCCTTTGTATATAAAAACCGTGATTATTGGCTGAATATCAGCCAAACAGGCAGAGATGGTTATTATAAAGAACTTGTCGCTTTTTCACTTACATGGGAGCTATACAAAGAAAAAATGCCCGCTTATACTTCGCCAAAAGCGATGACGATTGCGGAAATAATCAAAGTAATTGATTCCGAAGGAACTCTTGAAATCGGGATTAACGAAATGCCAGATAAAAAGATGGTTTTTAGCTGGGATGGCATTCAGAATAAAAAAGATCGCTTATATTCAGCTGCTAATCAGATTGGCGCAGAACTTGGTTTAGTTACTGAGACAAACGATGATTATTCTCTAAAACGTCATGTGATCAATATTTATAAAGAACACACTGATACCCATCAAGGATTAGGTCAAGATAAACGTGATACAACTCTACGAGTAGGAAAAGAGTTAAAAGTAATCAATCAAAAAGATTCTGCTGACGAGTTTTATACAGCCATTCGTGCTACTGGAAAAGATGGGCTTTCAATCGTAAATCTCGAATTTGAAGAACGTGATGATGATGGAAACATTCTGTATTTCAGTAAAAAAGGCGATAACGGTATCCGAGCTTTGCAGGCAAGAAATAAAATCCCGTCAAACACTAACAAAAAAGATGATGGGTATTTATTTGATGATCGAGGAGAAACAGAATATACCACCGTTGAAGCTTTAAAAGGGTACATGCTTTCTGAGTTAAAAAAAATAAGCCAGATCAAGGTTGATTATGAAACACAAGGATATTTTGACAGTGATCCAGGAGATACGTTCTCATTAGAAGACTCAGTTTACTATAATCCACCCCTTTATCTTGAAGCCAGGGTTTATGAGCAGACCGAGTCTCTTGTATTAGGTGTGACATCTAGTGATCGGACAACGTTTACTAACTTTGTTCAAAAAGAATCCGAAATCAATAATGATTTGCTTGCTCGAATGCGAAAACTAATCGAAGCAAATAAAGTCTTTACGTATGAAATCATCACTAGTGATGGAGTTACTTTCAAGAATGGA